GTAACTATCAATGCCATTTGTGTGTTCAATCGCAAAGACCTTACCACTTGTTGGAAACGTGGCATTTCCTGATTCCGAAAGTAAACGAATGCATTTTTGTTGCATCACTTGTTTTGAATAAATGACGTCTGCAGAACCAATGAAAAAATCCGTGAAAATTCGCAAACGTACCACGGGATAATACGCGGGCGAAATACCATCACGATACGTTTTGTATGGAAAATATGTGCAATCATTGATCTCAAACGACACAAAATTCGGTGTAGATGGATCGCCAATAATAAACAAAATACTGTTCACGTACGGAACAGATTTATCAAGTACATTGTAAACATTTGGATTTAGCCACTGTACTCCACCATAAAATGCATTGGTTTCAGAATTTGCATACGAAACCGACGGAGGTTGATACAAAAATGCATTTGCAATCCATGCATCCAACTTTCCAATTGCATTTGTAATAGTATCAGGAGAAAGTGTTGTTACATCAAATATGCTTGCACCCCCGATACTTGATTGTCCGAAGGCTGTTACTGGCTGAGAAAACGCTGGGCTAAATGTGGACAAAAATCCTACCCGAGGTTCGCTGTATTGAATAACACCATTTTGTTGGATTTGTAGCGATTTCAAAAGGCTTGCTTGCAATGCAATTGGTTCATATGGCTCGTATGTGATTGCATTTGTGAATGTAATTGTACTTACATTTCCGTCTTCAATGCGACCACGTGCAGTGAATGCAAGCAATGTGGATGGTAAATTTGGAAAATCATCTGGTCCCCATGGTTTGGATGGGTCGGCAAAATGAATCTGTCCCGAAGAAAGATTCACTATGGTTGCATCATATGGACTTGACATCCTCCCTTACATTGACTTTTGAAAAACACTTGCGGATAGTGAACTTACCGGGAAATGTTGATCCAAATCAAGGATGAGTACGGACCAAGGACCGTTGTTTACAACACAAGATTCTTCAACGTTATTGTTGAAAAAATTTTTATGGCGCGCAAGCACCGATCCAAATGTAAATTTCTACAGCGAAAAATCATACACGCCAACAATATTTCCGGAGCAAATTGTTAGCGACCCTCTTCCCGCTGCACCTCCTGATGATTTTCAAACCTTATCAAATGAAGAAATCAAAACACAATTTGGTATCACTGATGATGAAATTACTGCTTTTCAAACAACATTAAACGGGAACATTGTATTTAGTATTGAACGGTCCCAGTCTTTTCCGTATTTATATCGTATTAACAAGTGTCGTTTGACACCCATTGAATCCAATCCGGATCTTGCCTTTTCAGGTGTTACCAAAACAACAAATGTAAACATTTTTGAAAATACGATTCCATTTGCATTTAATCCAAATGGTGTGTGGCGTGGTGATTATTACAGAACTCAACCCTCGGGCGAGTTGTCGTTAAATGGAACCAACATCGTTAAAAATTATCAACTTCCCTTTGTATTTGATCCAGATTCTGGCTTTTTCACTTGTTATCAACCTGACACTGTACAACCAAATCCCATAACACGTGAAACAGCCCCTGCCGTAAGTTGTTATGTATACAAAGGTAACTTTGGTCGTTTTGTCAATAACAGCTGGATAACTCGTACTGAAAATATTTATTATAACGGCGGTCAAGTTGTGATTGGAAAAGCGGCGTCATCGGACCCAACACTCACATTGGATGTGAGTGGCGTGTCCTTTTTTGATCATATTGTTACACGGTCTTTGGATACGTTTTCGGACCGTCGGTTGAAAGAAAACATTGCCGGGTATCTAAGTCCAAGCAAGTTGCTCAGTCTTACTCCATGCACATATAATTATATTGCAACACCGGGAAAAACAGAAATTGGCTTAATTGCACAGGATGTGGAAGCAGTTGTACCGGAAATCGTAAAAGAACACAATGGGTTTAAAGCAGTACAATATGATCGTCTTGGTGTTTTGTTGTTGCCAATAATTCGGGAGCAAGCACAGCGCATTGAACGTCTTGAAAAAAGCAATGACGAATTGCGTTGTGCATTTAGCACGCTGATTGGTAAAATGATGTAAATAAATTATAAATCAAACATATAATAGTGTATTATACGTTTGTATTACGCAAAACTTTGAATCCACGATGCAACTTCTTCCGTTACATTGGATGATTTGACTGCCACAATTGATCCTGGCCGAAATACCACAAACGTCGGAAATTTACGAACATTGCAGTATCCTGGCGTATACTCATTCACGGTGTAATCGCATTTCCATAGAGGTAAGTCAACGCTGGTGGCAACAGCATCAAGACGTTCAAGATCCAGTTTTTTACAGGGACCACACCACGCCGCCGTGAAAAAGACGACCCATGCTTTATCGTGCGATCGCTGACCTTCCGTAACTTCCTTATCAAACCAAAGTGTTTCAAATTGTTCTTGTGTTTCTAACAATTTCATCCGCGCTGTTTGCTAATGAAGTCATAAAACCCCTTTAGACCGCCCGCCAATACTAACGCGGTAAGTGTACCGCCAATGACTGCGCCTGGTCCAGACACACTACCACCTCCGCCGGTTTGGGATGGTGGTTGCGGGTCATTGGCCGGTGGCGCACTTGGTGACGCATTTGCCGGCGGCGCGCTGGGGGACACCATAGATGATATGTTTGAAACCGAAGGCAATGTTATACCATTTTTGGCCGCTTCTACAACTTTATCCACTGTGTCTGTAACCTTGTGAACTGCACCAACAATAGGGGGCGTCATAAGCGGCACGGCAATATCACGATATGTTTTACGCCAATCAAAACTGGACGGTTTGCTGGCACCAAAACTAAATGTCTTTTCCAACCAGTCCATAAAACAGAACCCTGATGCCTCGCCACCTGCTTTTTCCTTAACCATAAACAATTCACGACCATCTGTGGGGCCCGCAAATAAACTGAATGGCAACGGTGCCGTAATGTTTCCATTCACAATGGATTTTGTCATAAAAATGGCGTGAAACGCGTCCCACAGCACCCATACAATACCAATCAAAAACAAAAAGATATTAAGCGTGGAAAACAACTTCAATATACCGTGCCACCCATTTCCAATATAGAACTTATCGGCACCCAACCAACCAAAGCACACGGTCAAAAATGTATAGATTAAATACGATTTGGGCGCCTCAAACTTGCCCTCCTGTTCCAAGGACGGAAACACACCGCGTCCAATACCTTTAATCCAATCCAGCGGTCTGCTTAGTCCATCCGCACGGACCTTTTTGCCGTCGTGGAAAATCTGTATCAAATCCCAGAAATACCAGATTCCCAAGAAAAACACATTTGTAAAGAGTTTCTGAAATCCTGACACATAACTACGTAAGTAAAAGTGATCAAACCCTAAAAAGCCCACTAATACAGACAGAATCATAAATGTCATGAAACTTCTGTCTGGGTTCCCCCAAATATTGACATCACTGACGTGCGTCATCCTCTACGTTGCACCCCGATTTTACACAGTAAACAATAACCCACCAAGACCTGCGGCAATGCGCAGCACGTTATAATTTATTGCGTACACAGTAATACCTGCTGCACGTGACTGCACACGTGGATTCATACGTGCCTGCAACACAATGCTGTCAATGCGGCTTGCATTACAACTTCCCTGCGGTTGGGCCGCTTCGGGGTTTAGACTAAAACTGTATACGTAAATGAAATCATTGGGGATGGCTGTATGATACTGCCAGGGTTGCATAAGCCGGAAATATTCGGCACTTTGCTCTTCAAACCTGTCATATCCGTCAAATTGTATAAGTGCAGAACTTATTAAATCCAAGTTTGGAACACCATATTCATTTAACATACGACTTCCATAATTGAACCATTCGTGTGCCTGTAACATACGATCTTGATTCGCAACCCATATCATTTCTTTCATTGGATGATTGAATGTAAGCGGAATGTTGGCTATTGTTGTGTTTTTTGGCAAACTATAGCGTTTTTGTTGTTGCACTTGTTCAATCAAATACTCGTGTTTACTACTGGCAAACCGACGGCGTTCCTCCACATCCAAATAAATGAAATCACCCCACAACGTCATTTCCGCAATTGTCGGAGGCTTTGCAATCACATCGTCTGGGCACGTTGTTTCTTGAAGTACTGCGTTTTCTAATGTATTACCA